CATCTATCCGCGTACGATGCGGATGCTCTACCGTTGAGCTAAACCAGCAATGCCACGGAGATTAAAACCGCTATATCATTAAATCAAGTAAAAATCGTATACAGCAGTACCATGTGATTGTCCGGCGCGCAAATTGAATAATATTTCCACTATGCTGGATTGCTACTCAACCTTCGAGGTGTTAGGCCACTCGATATCCGGCGCTTTTGTTATATCAACGCGCATCAGCAGCACCCGATATGTCTTCCATGCTGTCAGCGTAGTGGCTTCCTCTTCCGTTGCCATTCCAGCATCAACCGCATCTTGTCTCCACGCGATTTCTGCATCCGCTGCCATTCTAAGGTTAGCCCTTTTTAATTCAGCCTCAGCCTGCAATTGTTCTTTTGTTGGAGTCGGCGGTGTCAGAAGTTTAAGCGCTTCGCTTTCAGAGATAGAAATCAGACCAGAGAGAATGAATTTCTCATCACAATCATCGTCATACGCGTAGACTTCATTTTTACTGTTTTTGAAATATTGCATTAACGTAACTCCCGCCAGGTGTACTGTGATATTCCCTCTGAAAGCACTGCATATGTGGACCCCGCAGGAATAATGGGGCAGTAGCTCCCACCACCGTTAGAAAAGGCGACATTGCCTATTTTTACGCCAATATGCCAGTCATTTGCAGGTCGGACAAAATCCAGCAGCATTTGAATTGGTCTCCCTGTCGTATTGGTATACGTTGCACCAAGCTGACGACTGGCAGTTACATCCACCCACGTCTGTCCGTCAGCTATAACCGGCTGATGATTATTGGGAGAAAATACCCGCTTACCACTCTCATAAATATTGCGGCCCGCCCAAATGTCCTGTTGTGAAACGACATCATATCCGGGACCGCCCTGCACCGAACCTTCAGCTGCCAGGCTCCCATGTAGTGTTCCGCCCGTTGCAGGATATGAACCCACGTCACTATTTGAAGGCTTGCGCTTATCGTGAAACAGCTCGCTGATTTCGGGCGTACCGCCATAGGTCTGATGCCCAACAAACACCCTGAAATCCGCACCATAACTGATTGCCAACTGAACCCACTCACCAGGAGTCGGCCCGCCAGACTCAGTTACGGCAACGCTGACAGGATATAACGTGCTACCAGGGACGCCTGGCTCGTAAAAAAAACTACCCACATGTGTCCGCTGTGCGGCGCTAGACTGAATCGCCTTGCCTACACCGTAATCACCAAGATGCAGAACATCTCCCAGACCAAGGTTTGAGAGAGCCTCTGCAATTGCTGCAGCTCCGTCTGCTTTAATATCTGCAAAAGGATGTGCGCGGCTTAGCAGCAGTGCTTTCAGGGCAGTCAGTAACTGGTTATGTTTTGATTTTTCCAGGTTAACGCCGCTTGCTTCTACCACTCTAGCCAGTTCTTCCTGCAACATGTCGAAATAGTCGTCATCCAAATCAGTGGCAGGCGTTCCTGTTTGCGGGTTTCCACGAGTAAAGCCGTTCTTTCCCGCGCCGAATTTATCTTTCTGCGCAGTAGGTGTGTCAATACGATGCATAATGTCTCCGATTACAGATATTTGAATATTACGTAGGTATGGGACGGGCAAAGTTTATTGATAACGCACTCGGCAACAGTATCGCCCCAGTAACGAATGGCCGTTTCGCAATTGTCTGAGCAGGTCATCCAGGTGGCGTCCGTTGAAGCAGGCATATTTACCTGCCAGTAATAACGCCATTCAGTTGAATAGGTCGCATCCATACACGACGACGTACATTTGAAAGGTCCCTTGTTATAGCGCGTGATAGTGGCACCGGGCTTCCCCAAAGCGGCCAGTTGACGAAGATAGAAATCTTCGTTGATTCCTCCGGTAAGATTAACTTTTGCGTCCAGCCGTTGCTGTCGCTGCCGTAACGTCTGTGTGCCTGATGGTATGCATTCATCAGGCAGACCGCAGCACCGCTCCCATCGGTCAATAAGTTCTGTTGTGGTACGCGGATCAAGCTCCTGAATGAGTTCATCAGCGCGCTGATGCACCCTGAGCAAAGAAGGCGCTACGCCACTTATTGCAACATCGTCAACTGACCATGCAGGTCCGGGTGGAAGCAGCGCACTCAGTAACTGGACATAATCATCATTACTCACGCCCACGTTATTACCCCCAGTACAGCCAGTTCATTTTTTGCAACTGGCGTATCAACTGTTGGAGAAAGTAGCTTATGGCTGTACTCACCGGCAGCTATAGAAATCGCCTCGTTTGTACGGGATAGCTCAAGCGTCCCTTCCGGATAGCCGTCACGCAGCAGAAATGAACGAAGCTCGGCCTCAACTGCGGCGCGTATTTCAGGAGTATCCGGGTTCAGGTCAATGGTGTAGTTGACCGTTTTTGGCGTCCCCTTAAATACATAGAGGTCTGAACCCGCTACGGGTGCCAACGGTTCAATATGTGCCTGAGCCGCAGCAACTGTTGCATCATCAAGAATCGGGTTAATCAGGTCGCTACTGGCAATCATAACGCCAACCGTGCCCGTCCCCATCCAGTGCCGGTAAGTCCACGCACGTGTTACGCCTGGCACTTCTTTTGCCCAGACAACATAATCACCGTCAGCGCCGCCTTGCGGGGTCCAGTAATAGCGTTCCAGGACACGGGCACGCCAGACATCAAGGTCTTCAATATCAAAACCGCCAGTGACCGTATCGGCCATGCCGCCGGAAGGAAGTCCGTTAACCGGCGTAACCAGTGAGAGCGCCTCACCATCATCCATATTTCCGGTCGTGCCTGTCACGCTGCAGGCAACGGGCACACGAAGCACACCACCGGCACTCGTTACGTCTGCCTGAACGATGTACTGGACGAGATCGTCACGCTGAATTACCGAACCGGCGCTAACCTTCAGCCCGTTCGTTACGCCATCCCAGCGCATAAAACCTGATGCGGCCACGGCATCTTTTCTCGGGCATCGTTTCATAGCAGCATGCCGATAAAGCCATGACTCATCGCACAGGTCAGGCAGCATATTCATCGCCAGATAATCGATATAGCCATAAACCGTATGCAGCGCCCCGGCATAAACCTTGGCCCTGACATCTTCATCCATGCGGCGAAGTTCATCATTGATGTCAAGGCGTGCAAAAAGGTCTGTGCGGATTATGCTGATGTTTTCGGCCAATGTTGGCCGCTGAAATTCACTGTCCGCCATTGGTGATTACACTCCACAGATCGTTAAAAGAAATCGTTACCGGACCATCCCGTCGCCAGAGAACAATCTTATTCCCAAGTTCATTAATACCGGTTCGCTGGATATCAATGTCGATACGAGATACCACACCGTCATCCAGCATCCATTGAAGAGCTTCACGCAGATAGTTGCGCACGGTATTCACCAGGGCGTTCGTGAGCTTGCTCCGCTGGAGTAGCCACAATTTCGAACCATAACGGTCGTTCGCGACAACCGGCCAGGTATCGCCCCACCACCCCATCGGAACATCAGCGTTATCATCAGGATCGGCGCGGCGGTGGGTGAATAAAGAAATCACTACAGCGCGGGTGAGCGGATCAAGCTGAGAACCGGCGCTTACCCGTTTCCCATTTACCGTAAGCCAAAGTTCCATCACACCCCCATTTGTTTATCAGGTGTATCGGTGTTATTGCCCAGCCCGTTTTCTCTGTGTTTATGCCCGTTATAAGCAACACGCATCGCCGACATTGTCTGGCCAGAAGTATCACAGAGGTCTTTTATCTGGCCCGTTGACTCAATATCCATTTCAAAGCGGGCTTTAGGCGCGTTTTTAAACGTAACCACCTTGCCACCACCATCAACAACAATCCCGGCGCGTGTCAGCGTGACTGACTGCCCCTGGTCATCGTAGAGAGCAACCTCCCCCGTTTTGAGCCCCTTCATGCGATAGCGACGATCAGACACGGTGATCGCAACGGCGTGAGAACGGTCACCATCAGGAAACAAAACAACAGCCTCAGCCCCCGCTTGTGCACGAGAAGTGAAGCCATAGGGTTCAAGGTGCTCAATACCCGCCTTTTGCTGCCCAGCCAGTAACTCAACATCTATCATCTGGCACTTGGAAGCTGCGTTGATACTCTTCACAACAGCGCGTCCAATGAGTCCCAGAACCTGTCTCTGAAGGCTTTGCATTACTCCCATTAGAACGGGTCCTCTTTGACTTTGCGTTTTTTAGCACGCTTCTGACTGCTCTCTTCGGGCTCAGGAAGATAGGCATCCGGCGGCCCGACGCGTAACTCTGTCAGGGTGCCGTTATTGTCTTTAGTGAATGAGACTTCAGAGATGAGGAGTTCGCGGTTGTTGAAGCCGCAGATCGGATCGAAAACAATAACCCGCTGGTTTGGCTGCCACAGAGAACCATCCCCCTGTCGCCAGCCCCACACCGTGTACGTGGCTTCATCGGTACGTGCAGCGCGTTGTCGCGCCTCGAATTCGGCGCGCGCAATGCAACTGGCGCCAGTCGACTGCCCTATTTGTTGTACTGCCATAGGGCGGTAACGGCCAATTGAGGCATCTGTTGTTTTTGCACGAAGAGCCGTCGTGGTAGCAGCACCAAAATCATCATCATTTCCGGCGCGCTGACCAGAAACCTGATAAGTGGAAAAACGTTCACGAATACTTTTTTCGGTATCACAGGAAATAACGTTTTTTCCCAGCACCAGAGCTGTATGAGCGCGCGTGGTACCAATGCCGCCGATTACCAGCCTTCCACGCTGATCGTCGTAGGCCAGCGCCTGCTGCTGTCCAAGCATCTTGTTCAGGACTTCAATAACCGTTTCACCGTGGTCGGGTTGTACGCCGGGAATAACACCACCCGGCGCGCCAGCGTTTATCACCGCAATGCCAAAAGGTCTGGCAAGCGCCGAGGCAACCTGAACGAGTGATTGCCCATTGAATTGAGTCGGCTCAGCAGCACAATCAATCAGATCGGCGGTCAGACTACGCCCGCTAATTCCGACACTAATTGATCGCGCATCATAGCGAACCGGCGTTGCTTCAACCCAACCGGTAACCACCAGGTCATCACCGATTAAAACCTCAACCTTGTCGCCGTTTTTAACCCTGGGCTGAAGTGACGCAACACCATCACCACCGGGCCACTGGCGGGTAATCTCTACACTAAAATCTCGGGCCAAACGCTCAATCCCGCAACCAATACGAATTGACGTCCAGCCACCCCACTCACGACCGTTGACACGGAGAGTCACGTTATCGTTCATCGTACAGGAATCCTCAGCGGAGCTACCGGCACAAAGCCCGGGTGAGCCACAGCATTACGCCTGACAATGTCAGACTCCCGTGAAGCGTTATCGAACCAGGTTGCCGCCAGAACCAGTGCAGGCGTTACCTCATCAGGCGTTCTGATAACGGTCTTTTGGGTCTGTATCAGGCGGTGTTTTATGTCGTTGTTAAGGTCAGACTTCACTCTGCGCAAAGCCAGAAACAAACGATCATCGGTCGTGCGGGATAGTTCTTTATCAATAGCAGTATTCAGCGTGTCACGGATATCGACCAGATCATCCCATGTAGGCACGTCGACAATTGTCGCTTCATCAGGAGCATGATTCAGCTCAGGATGAGTAACAGAAGGCCAGCCAGTGGACTGCTGACTTTGCTCGCTTGTCGTGACAACTGGAGCAGGTAACGTCGTGACAGCATAAGCCGCTTCGCTTATTGCCGTTGTACGAACCGCGCTGGCAACATAATTACTTTGCTGTTTCTGGCTCTGCGTCGTCTTGCTGTCCGTTTTCCATACGCCACGCGGTGCCAGATCACTCCCCATGGAGATACCTGAAAAGTTTTTAATCATTGTGAACAGGTCGCTGGCATTACCAGAGAGTCGATTCCCCGAACGCCACATTGTCTGCAATTGGTCAACGAACCCCTTGCCTGAAGATGGCGGCGGGAGCAGAACAGAGATATCCCCCTGCATTAACCGTGCGGCGGCGGAAATACCAGAATCGACCATCGCCATTTTGTCAGAGACATAGCCAAGCATGCTGGTCGCATCTTCAATCACACCGTTCTGAACGAAATCAGGCATGCCGTCCATACCGAACTTCTCGAAGTTATCGCTAATACAGTCATCAAGGGCAGAACAGGAGGAAACAAGCGTGTTGGCTGTCGCGGTCCCAGATGTCGGATAAGTAAGTTCACCTGCCTCAACGAAACGAAGCTCAAAGCGCACCATGCGCCCTTCACTGCTTGATGTGCTTACGTTGATCTCACCGTCAACACAGACGCTCATCTCACCATATGCCGGATGAACAAGCGTCCCCGGCCCCGGCTTATTAAGCGCTTCTATCAATCTGTCTCGTTGTTCATAGCAGTCATCGCCGATGACATACCCAGAAAATTTAGGCCGTGAGGTTGCTTTGCCCAAGTCTTCCGTATAAGGCTTATCACGGTTCACAAATTCGTGTGTTTCGACACGCCGCCCAGCGGTTAGACTCTCGTCTTCAGTTTTGAACGGAACGCCACGAAACGACGCATCCACCAGCCGATCTTTCCACGCCATATAAACTCCGGGCATAAAAAAACCCGCCGCAGCGGGTTGATGAGGTTTGGCTAACTTTTAGATATACCTTTACAAGGCCTCTCTATTTCAGTCTCTTTCCCATTACTATAAGTTTTCACTCTCATTCTGACACTGCCATTATTTTTAGTGAGTATTGTCAAATATCCGCTTGCACTCTGAAAATAATAGTCCCAACCATCAGCATCGCTCACATCGTCAGGTAAAACCATACCATCAGGGAAAGATGGGTTACTCATAATGGCACTATATTTAACGCCATTAACTTCAGTTATAACTTTCCCTGAAGTACCATCAATAGTTAGCTTCTGCTTGATCTCATCACAATGTAAAAATAACGTAGAAGTAACCGGTTTGTTTTCACTGTCCTTGCCATTATTAGCAACAAGCTTATTGAACTCTGCTATGTAATGACTTTGCTCATTATTTAGCGCTGACACGGCACTTGAAGTAAAACCACCGAGAATCCCAGTAATTAATAGTACCTTTTTCATCCTTTCCTCCCATTGGCATCTGGAAGTTAGCATATACCAAAATACTCAAACATTACCCGCCCATTCCAGTACGCCCAATGCGGGTATAGCCCACATCATGATTTACATCTATACCGGAAGCATGTGTACCAGTAACTTTCATTCCCTGTGGTGCGTTCTCAAACTGAACGGTAACGGCGGCCTGAGGTTTAGTATTTCCCCCTTGTTTTATCTGGTAAGGGTTATATCCTGTGCTTGCCACTCCGGAACCATAAGCACCATAACCACCGGCCCCCCATTGAGCTGCATTCGCAGCTGCAACCGTATCGCTCGCGCCATCAGAGAACCATTCAATTATAGGTTTCAATTTTGCCCACATATCCTGAAACCACTGAACGACTGGACCCCAGTTGTTAATAACGAGTCCTAATGGGGTCCATCCGAACACTGTTTTAAGTAACTCCCATCCCATTTCGAAATAAGGTGAGATAGTCTCCCAAAAGGATTTGAAGTATGGTCCAACAACATCCCAATTAGAAATAATTAAGCCCGCTGCCAGCGCGATCCCGGTAAGGATCATACCAAGAGGCGTCATCGCCGCCAGTCTACTGGCGAGAGTAATCGCCTGACCAACACCCATAATTCCCAACTTAAGCACAGCAAGACCAGCAGCAAGACCAGCCACGCTACGAATAACTCGAGGATTCTGGTCTGCAAAAGTTGTGAATTTTTCACCTAAATCACCAAGCCAGACCGTCAGATTTTTTATGTCACCTGAGAAGGCGCTTCCAATGGCCGCGAGGCCATTAGTTGCTGTACCGGTCATCGCTTCCCAGAGGTTAGCTAGGGTTCCAAGTTGGGCTTCGACGCGCTTATTAAGGCTGGCCTGCTGGTTCATTTTCTGTTGAACTTGGTCATAGCCGTCTTTTCCCTTATCTATAAGGGCGTTAACTACTTGGAGTGTTTCCGCATCATCACCAAACAGAGCTTTTAACACTCCCGTTCGCTTCACATCAGTTAATTTTCTGAGTTTCGATAACTGCATAAACATTTTATCAATACCGCCGAAGCTGCCTTTACCATCGGTAAAATCAAGATTCACGCCGAGCTTTTGACGTTGCAGGACTTTATTGACGCTATTGACTTTCTTGATGTCTAAACCGGACTGGATAACTTTGCGAAGGGCGTTACCGGCTGACTCACCTTGCATCCCCATCTGGTCCATCATGACGCTGATCGGAGCAAGTCCCTGAGCGGCTTTCAATCCGTCCTTATTAACCATCTTCAGAACTGAGCTGGTTTTGGTGAAAAACGACAACATGTTGGTGTCGTCGACACCAAGGTAAAACGCTTTCTGGATGGTATCAAACAGCCCCATCATGTCATCTGATGCGGTCCCAGTTGCGTCCTGCATTTTTGCGGCGAATTCTGCCGCTGCTTCAGGTGTTTTTTTAAGCTGTACAGCAAGGTAGGCAGTCGCTTTACCTACCCCACCCAGAATGTTTTCTGCCGGAATACCCTGGCGAACAAGCATCTGCATCATGTTCTGAAAATCAGCAGTCGTGCCAGGTAACTGATTCCCAAGCCCAACAGCCAGTTTGTTTATTTTTTCAAAACTATTGCCGACTTCTCCGTTCGCCTGCATCATCGCGACCTTCAGCCCTGTAGCCGCATTCTCCTGATCCGCATAGGCTTTCAGCGATACAGTCAATCCAGCAGCCAAACCACCAGCCAGCGCTAATCCCCCCTTTGAAGCTTCCTCTGCCTGGCGCTTGAAACCACGGATGTTTTTCTGCATCCGTGAAAGTGCTGGAGATAGCTTATCTACGCCAGTAATCAGAGCCTTAAGCTCAAATTCAGCCATTGCCTTTCTTCTCCTGCTCTATCCTGTTTGCCTGACTGACCAGCAGCGGAATCTCACTGATTGGCATTTTCAGCAATTCAAATGGATTAATGCGCCAGTAACTGGCGCAGTCAAAAAAGCAATTAGTGAGATAATCGGCAGTCAGGCCTGGAGGAAAAAACCTGCAACCAACCAGCCTGCACTATTTAGATCGCCAGGCTTCATTTGATCAACCGTACTCAGCGGTACATTTGCCAGCCGAACAATGTACTTCGCGATAATATGCGCCTGCAGTTTGATGGATTCATCCTGGTTCATCTGGTACGGATAACCAAGCTCACGAACGTCTTTACCAGTCGGTTCGTTAAATTCCAGGACACTGATTGTTTCACCATGCGCAGTTACTGGATGGTTTAGTTCAAGTTCTTTCATTACTGGTAATCCCCTTCTTCACCGTGGAATTCAAGATCAGCCGTACCTTCTTCGGCGTTGTGGTTTGCCTCACCGTGTAGCCAGGCAGACGACAAGACATAAACCTGACCATTTGCCAGTTCTGCTGTAATGGTCATCTGGTCTGAAGTCGTTACTTTGCTGACCGGAAAATCTTTCGGCACTTTGAAGGTGCCTTTGATATACGGCGCGCGGTGCGTTTCTTTACGATCCACCGAGCCATCAAGGCCAATAACATCATCATTGACCTTAGTATTCATCGGTACCTCAATACCGCCGGTCATGGATAATTGCTGACCATCAATTTTGAAATAACAAGTACCTGCAATGCGCGGCATTATGCGGACTCCTCTTGATACTGAAGGCGGAACTGGTTAACGACCGCAAATACTCGCAGCTGGTTAACGTAGTCAGGCGGGAACAGGGTGTTGATACGGTTTGGGTTTGTCGCGTCACGTTCAACCTTCAGGTATTGCTTGAACAGGTCGTAATTTTCTACGATCCCGGCGCGCTCCATCTGGCGGTAAGTCGCCAGCAGTTCCCCTTTGATAACTGCCGGGGTAACAATCGCCTGACCAGGACCGAAGCGGGTACCGTCGTTCGCCAGCTTATGGCGCCCATATTTACTGGTGATAACCGATTTCAGCCTGCGCAAGACATAAGCGCTGGTATGCAGCGTCTCGCTGTCGAGATAGCTGTTGTCTGCAACACCATAGGCGTTTTTCTTGTACGTTGTAACGTCGCGCTGAATGCGCAGCGTGCCGCTTTCGACGTATGACGTTGCAATCCCATGTGACAGCAGAGACTGCTGCTCGGTCATCGTGAAGCGCTTCCCTTTTGGCGCTGGCAGCATGTCCACCAGTTCGCCAGTTTGTGTCGGACGGGCCGGATCATTGCGGATAAATACCGCGTTGCGCGCGGTACGACTGGCTACCAGTTCATCTGCCGGGGTCTGAGTTTCTTTTTCGTACCCCGCCACGGTGATGTGCTGCTGGTTAAGCTGATCGCCTGCGGCAACCAGATCAGAAAGCGTTCCGAGTTTTGCAGTATAAACGTGGCCATAAAGCTGGCGCGCGTAGCTCCAGCGACCGCTGGTATCGTTCATTTCGCTGACAAACGCGTTTACCGAGGCCAAATCGCTGAACGGATGACCAATATAATCAAACGGCTCATCGGCCATGGCGGCAATAGCACCGTTGAGTACCGGGGCACCTGTTCCGGCAGTACCAGCGGCAACGGCTACAGCTACGCCTGCGGGCAAAACTTCCCCTCCACCATAACCGTAATAATTCAGAACCACGGGGATTTCATTCCCACTCAGACCTTTGTGGCGCGCTGTCAGAGTGACCACGCCAGCGGAAGACGAAGCGATAACCGGCAATGTCGGATCAGCATTGATTGCATCTTTAATGCTCGATGCCACAGCCTCAACATCATCACCGCTTACAACTGCTGCCTGAATACGAGTACGCCCGACATAAACATTCACCGTGCCGCTCTCAGTTGCTGCGCCAGTTACGGTCAGGGTATACGTGGCCGCCACTCCTGCCGCTGGCTCAGGGACAGCAATGATGTAAAGCTCACCAAAAGGATCGGTTTTGCGATACGCAGCAACCATGCGTGCAAGCTGACTACCGGGACCACAAATTTGCTTTGCGTAATCAGCGGACGGCATCAGCACCAGTGAATCAGGCTGAATTGACGCACCTGTATTCGCATGGCCCAGCAGCAATGATGGCGCTGACTCCTGACTTGTATTCGCCGCCGAATTATCCATCTCAGCATAAAACAGTGGCACCAGCGTATTTGCCGGGATAGTGCTGAAACTAACGGTCATTGGTTTCCACCTTTTTTTGTTTAACTTTGTTCACGCGCCTGATATCGCCAGCGGCTTCCCGACGCAGCCAGTAGCTGCTTTCTTCAACATTTCGCCCTTCAACAGGCAAAAGGTCGCCTCGGGCAGGGTCATGTACTGACCGCCCTTTTTGGGGTTTTACAAACATGGTTTTCCTCAGGAGGGGAGAGTTATCTCTGTGTGATGCTCGGGCTTCCCGTCGGGGCCATGTCCCGGATCGATAAAATCAACATCAATCGCCAGCGTTTTAAAATCATCCAGACTGCTCAGTTCATCCTGCTGACGGGTGTCATCCTCAGTCAGTTCATTCTCAACAGTAAAATCGAACTGGTAGCTCAGTTCATGCCGGTTCACATCAAGCAACGTACCACCTGCATAGGTGATAGGGTTTCCGCACTCTTCAGGATTCCAGCCCAGGAGCGCCTTGAACAGTGACTGTCGCACATCGTGAACAACATCATATGAGGCAAACTGACCGCGCTCATCCCGGCCATTGCTGGCAAACACAATGACTGAAAACCCTTCGGTTAAATCCTGCCAGTAGTCCGTCTGGCTCTTCTGTTCCCCTGGAGAATCATCGCCGGGAACAACATATGCCGCCGGCAGTTTCATCTTTCCGACTTCCGGCAAGTCCTTAAACTGCGCAGCACCTGCTACACGATTCTGGAACTCCGGGCAACGCGCCCGAAGTGCTGCAATAATCGGGGCCAGTTTCATCAGCGTCGCCTCTCCGGTTTGAGTGATAGCCGCAGTTCACGCGCCAGGAAGTAACGCGTCCACGGGCTGTTTTTGTTGAGTGTCTCAACCATAAAATTATTACGCGGTGCCAGCCGCCAGCCGCTACCACCAGAAGCGCCACGGTGATGACTGCGCCGACGTTTTGCACCACCTCGCACACCGTAGAACAGAAATGCCGGGTAAAAATCGCCGGTTATGAGCCGGTTCCCCTGCCCGTTCTTCTGGTTCGGTGCAATACGTGCCATAAACCCCGTTCGCCGCCCACTTGCTTTTGGCACCATATAGCCAATTGATTTTGCCAGGCGTCCTGTCTGATATCCGGGGTTTTCCCCCGGCTCAGAACGTCCGCGGCGCATTACCAGTCGACGTGCATCACGCATATGTCGCTGGCCAATGGTGACAAATGCCCGCCGGACACGCGCGCGGTTGAATCGCATTTCGTTCGGCTGCTGAAAATCAACGTGTAAAAAGGGTTCCGCCATTGGAATTCCCCCCGGTATTTTCTGTAAATGAACCCAGTTCGGTGCACTCAAGAAGCAGAAACCGCCGTTTACTGTTTAGATCACGAACACGTTTCACGCGGTACACCTCATCCCCCTTCGCCACTTCAAAATCGCTGGTAATTCCGCGGCGCCAGCGAATGGTGATGTAATGCGTGATCACGTTATCGGTCTGAGCCGTTTCCTGGTATGTCGTCGCGCTGGTCTGGATTACCTTAGCCCAGACCGGAAATACCACCGGATATTCAGATTCGGTACCAAAATCAGCAGAAGGGACATCAACCCGTTTTCTGAGTATCACCCGTTTATCAAGCTCACCAGGATCGGGCAGCAGGTATGTCGCACTTGTTTGCGCCTGTCTCAGTTTCATAATGGGATGAACCGATAAGGGCCGACGAGCCAGTTGAAAGACTGGGGCATTTCCGTTTTTTCCACTTCAGATACAGATGAGCGGTTCTCATAAAAATGAGTAGCTAAAAGCAGCATCCCCAGCCGAATATCCTCAGTAAGAACCAACCCGTCAGGATCGTTATCTGGAACGCCGGTATTTTTGTCATAGAGGGTTCGGTTGAGAAAACTCTCCGTCCTGGTCTGTACCGCACTACCGATCAACTTCAGCAGTTCATCCTCGTCGGTGTAGTCGTCCTCCAGCCGCAGCTGGATCTTAATTTCGCTCAGAGTCAGCAGCATAAATATCCCTATGCCCGCCTGAGGACGGGCACAAAAAAACCGCTAACGCGGCATCAGGAGACAGCAGAAATATTGATTACGGTGCTTTACCCACCAGCGCTTTGATGGCCGCGGTATCTTCCAGCACGCAATCGAAGCGGTGGAAAGCAAGGAATGCGGTCTGATCATACTCCGCATAACGCTCTACCAGACGCTTCAGGGTCATGTAGGAAACGCGGCGAACAATGAAGCGATTGAAATCACCCAGGAAAATAAATTTCTTACTCGCTGCAGCGGCATCAATTGCCTGATCAATTACATAGGGAATGCCCAGAACGGTTGCCGGAGAGCCACCAACAACATCCGGGAGCCACAGTGGGCGCTTCTGATCATCCACCATTTCTTCGATTACCTGAAGCGTTCCGTCATTAAATGCCCAACGAAATTTTGGACCACCGCGATATGCCGGATCAATCGCGTGTTTCAGGCTATTCATTTCCTGCCAGGTGAATGCTGCGGCCGCCGCCGCAGAAACAGTCCCGGTTACTGAAGCCGCCAGCCCTTTTGGCTGCAGCGGTGTGCCAGCCCCCGTGCCCTGAACCAGATATTTAGCTTCGCCGCGGCCAATACGTTGTGCAATGCGCCCCGCAAGGTATGATTCGATATCTACGCCGCTGTCCTGCAACAGTTCGTTAGATACGCGGATAATTTTAGATGACAACTTCTTAGCACCCAGGATCGCGGTACCGAACGTCACATCACCTTCACTGGCTGCACTGTTTTCTGCAAGCAGTTCGCCTTCTTCAGCAGTACCGTCAGAAGTTGACCAGGTAATATCCTGACCGTTTGAGGTATTAAGAATTTGCGCAACGCTCACGATCCCGCCGTAGGCTTTCATTGAATCAATGATGGTATTACGCATCTGAGTTGGGACGGTATAGCCACCTTTATCATCAGGTGTAGTTCCCTGAGCACGCAGCTCTTTAACGGCCTGACGCTCTTCGGCAGTTAACTCACTAAAGCCGTGGCGAAGAAGACGATCAAAAGCAGCGGCACGGCGTTCATCAGCCTGGGTCTCCGGTTTTTTCTGACGCTGGCGCTGTTCCGGCTCCTGCTCATCAATTACATTCTGATCGTGACGGCGCAGTTCTTCTTCACGGGAAATACGCTCATCAAGCGAATCCAGCTCAGATTTTGCAGCGTTCCACTGAGTGCGCTGCTCATCTGTCCAGGTTGCATCGCCGATTTTATCGTGCAGAGCACGCATATCAGTGGCGATAGTGTTACGTTTTTGCTTCAGTTCGTGCAATTTCATGGTTTTTCCTTACGCGTTAAGAAGGGTCAGCAGGCGCTCGCGCGCCATTCGTTGATTAATGGCTTGCGCCAGCGCGCCGCTGTCGCGCGCTTCCTGCCAGGCTTTCATGGATCGGATGCCAGAATCAGCCTCCTGGTAGGCCGGATAGGTCACCGGACTGACGTCAAAGAGGCGAGAAAAACGATTAATTTCGCGAATGACAATCCCTTCGTCGTCCTGGTACCAGTTCTCACCGTCATGGGCGATCCGGAATGCAAACGACGACTGACTGATGTCACCGCGCATCATCGGAGCCAGGACCAGATCGCGGATGGTCTGAGTATCTGGAGCCGAAATATCGTAGCGAAGACCTTTATCATCGACGCTAACACTCAACGTGCCGGAGGCACTGCGCCCGAGAATAAAGTTCGGGTCATGGTTAAATAACCCACGGATATCGTCGCCAAGCACGTCATCGAAAGCGCCTGGTTTGATAATTTCGCGGAATCCCCAGAGGGGTTCTGAGCGACTGTTAAACACAGAGCCGTAACCGATAATTCGCGTGGGCTGCTCACCCTGCTGCTCGGCACGGACTTCACCGCTGTAACAGCGAGTCTCGCGATCACTCATCGGTTTTATCCTCTTCGTTTTTGGTAGTTTTGAAATCATTGTCCGGGTTAGCAGCGTTGACGCTGACCAGCATTTCATCGAGGCCGTCGACGGGGTTCATATCCTCGAAAGCGCGGGCTTCGTTGCGGCTCATCCATCCGTCAGTAATGGCGAAGTGATAGAACTGCGCACGCTCCTGCGGGGTGCCACGCAACAGGCCAGTAAGGTTAAAGCGGACGTAATATCCGGCAGCCAGCTCGGCGCGAGTAAACAGTCGTCGGTTAAGCTCCTGCTCCCAGTTCGTCACCCAGGGCATCATTGAATAGCGGACGAACTGAATCGCCTGCTGAGTAATATTGCTGAAGGTGGCTTTTTCGAGATCGTTAATCATGTGCGCCGGTACGTTAAAAATTCCGGCAATCATGGAACGGTTGAGCTTTGACATATCGATAATCTGCGCATCGATCGGAGAAACTGTCAGCGCCTTATAGTCCAGGTCAGCAGGAAGCAGCATGGTTTTGTTTTCCTGGCTGCGCAGTGCCAGAGCCGCCTTCTGCCAGACCTTTTTAAGGCGCTCCCAACCTTCAGGCTTAATTTCGCCCTTCACAGTGACAATCCCCGCGGGCCGAGCATTTCCGCTGAAAAAACTCTCTGTATATTTTTGCCCACTCATGCCCATGCCGATCGTTTCGGCGTGCTGCATTACCGGACTCAGGCCCATCTTCTGGTTATTTCCCAGCGCACGGATGTGAATCATGTCATCCGGGTTGATGGCAAATGCGCCTTCCTCGTTATACAGCCCATAGGTGTACCTGCCGCCGGTATTGATCAGCGTGGTTTCCCAGGGCATACAGCAGTCCAGAGAAGTCACCTCCCCGCGACGGTTACGTTTAACCCAGGTGTATCCGTTACCCCAGCCAAGAATGTGGCGCTGTTTCAACTCTCGCCACTTATAACTGGTCTGCCAGGTATTTGGCTCATCGTGTACCAGGTAAAAGGCCGGATGATCCCGCGCTGGCTCAACCTTACCGTTGTGCTTTCGCATAACGTGCAGCGGCATCTGGGCTAGGTTTGAAGACAGGACATAAATACAGGCGTATACCGCGGCCAGCTTCATGGCTGTTTCAGGGCTCACATACACATCGGCCCTGAACAGCCCGTCGGTGTCCACGACATCCCCCGTTATTGGCGTAGCCGGGTTCTCCAGTGATTCGTTTCTGAATAAGGCATCAAGCAGCACGCTTCCCCCTTCTGGCCATTGCCAGGGCACCCAGCAAAAGCAGGCCACCCGAGAACATGAGCGCCGGGGCCAGACCAAAACGCAGGTAAACCCCGGACGTGAGCAGACCAAAACCGGCCAGCCCGATAACATCGGTAATAAGTGATTTCATAGAATTAAGAGGTCGTCGTCCGGATCGAGAGATGAGAGGAAATCGCCAGGCTCTTTCAGCATTGCCCGTCCAATCGCCATGATTTCTGCTACTGCGCCATCGATTTTGTTTTCATTCTGCTCCTTGATTGGCTTCACCACATCGTCATTACCCGGTAGATATTTACCGACGACGTTGCTGATACACCAGCTCATGATCGGATTTCCGTCGTGATGAAAACGCCCAGACTCAATAGCAGCTTCCAACTCCTTCATCGGGTCTGACATATTGGTGTAGTTCTGGATGATAGTGACAGGGTTCAACCCCTCATCAGCCAGTTCATGGGAAAGACCAGTTGCGCCAAATGGGTCAATCGGTGATTCAGTGACAGGGTTCAGTTTGTTTGCCGCTTTTGCCTCTTCTAGGATGTATCGGTAATCGACTTCTGCTCCGTCAGTCACAGTAAGCAATCCCATTTCAACCCACTTCTGGAAACGTTCAGCCGTGCGACGGTCTTCATTTTTTTCAACACTGAAAACCGTGTCATAAGGCACCCAGAAACGAGGCGCAACACTGTAATAATGTGTCTTACCGTCGATCTCCCTGGTGAACAACCGCGCCATACTGTTCATGTCCAGCTTGCGCGCCAGGTCAAAAGCCAGAATGCATGGTTGACCTTCGAACATTTCCAAGGTCAGGGTTTTATCTTCGCAGTTCTGCCAGGATACCAGGTTGAAGAAAGCTGCTCGGGCAGCAACCCAGATATTGAGATGCTTGGTTTTGAACACGCCAGCCTGGCGAGCATTATTGATAGCACGCTGTTGCTGGCTTAACAGAAAGTCGCGGTAGACTGAGACCCCCATATTCGGGTTGGCTTTCTCAAGTACCTTTGGATCAGTCCAGTCGTCACCTTCATCAACCGTATAGATCACGCCAAACAACTCGTCGTTGGGTACCGTGCCATTCAGCATTTCAATCACTTCACGTCGTTTGTCGTAGCACGGTCCTTCGATGTTGTAACCTGCTGTGGTGATCGCCCACATCAGCGGTTGTCGACGCGCCCCCATACCCGTCAGCATAGTGGTGTACAGCGAATCAGTAGGGTGTTCGTGATATTCGTCGACAATCGCACAATGCGGTGAAGCGCCGTCGCCGGGATTGCCGATCAGCGGCTCAAAGCGTGCGCCGTCCTCGGGACGGTTGAGGTTAGAGGCGTTTACCTCAATGCCGAACGCCTCCACCAGCAGCGGCGTGCGCTTGCACATCAGGCGGGCGGGTCTGAACACCTCCCATGCCTGCTTTTCCGTTGTCGCGCCAGAGTAAACTTCAGCACCGAACTCGTTATCACAGGTGAAGCAGTAGAGCGCCACGCCAGCTGAAATCGCAGATTTGCCGTTCTTACGGGGGATCTCGGTATAGACCTCCCGAAAACGGCGAAGCTTAGTTCCCTTCTGTACCCAGCCAAAAGCACTGCACACGATAAAAAGTTGCCACGGCTCCAGGGTTATCGGCATTCTTTTGAACGCCCACTCTCCCTTTATGTGCGGCAGTAGTTGAATAAACTTTGCGGCCTTCTCCGCTGCATCTTTATCGAAGCGGTAGCGGAATTTCTTACTTTTCTCAGCGGCCATATCATCAATGTGACGCTGGCACGCCTGAATGACAAACTGACATGCCGGAATCTTTCCCCGCACTACGTTACGGGCGTACTGATTCGCGGCATTAACGTTGGGGTACGATTTCCGGCTCATGAGCTAATCATCTTAAGGAATGCGTTAGAGGCTTGTTTCTTTCCGGCCAGGCCAACTAGCCTCTGGCGGCTGCTTGGGTCAAGGCCCAGCATTGAACCGGTAGAACTCATCTCCGATTCCTGCTCTTTTTTGGCGGTGAGTTCGGGGTTTTTGATTTTACCGCCCATGGCCCCGGTGACTGAAAGACCTTCAACGGCGATATTTTTCACAGCCCTTCGCCAGAATTCATATGCGATACACCAGCGCTCCAGTACAGCCAGATCGGTGACGCATAAAAGTCCCTGACCGCATAACTCCTTTGTGGTCAGCTCCCACATGATCGTTGCCAGCGGCAGACCATCATCTACATCGGAAAACCATTCTGGTGGCTCCACTCCTTTAATCGGCGTGAATACCGGTTCATCTTTATTCAGGGCTCGCTTGCCGGGGTTTCCAGCCAGCTCCTTGCGCGCCGTTGGCTTAGGCCGACGCCCGGAACGCCCCGCCGTTCCAGCCATAAGCGACACTCCTGGTTAAATTTGATTTTTCGCGGGTAAAAAAATTCGAGGAGGCGGGCAGTCCGGAAGGCGCGCGGTCGCAGAGATTTGACCTCCCCCTACCCTGGCTGATGATGACATTAATTCTCACTTGAGCCGCTCACGCGCGGTCTTAGCGGCGTGACACGACCAGCACAGGCTTTCAAGGTTGCTGTCTTCATCAGTACCGCCGTGGGCCTTCGCCTTGATGTGGTCCACGCAGGACGCCTGCTTCACTATCGCCTGCCGTAGATGGTTCTGACACAACCCTTTGTCGCGCTTAAGTATCCGCTCCCGGATAACTTCCCACTTTGTTCCGTATCCTCGCTGCTGCCGTGATTGACCTGGCTTGTAGGACTTCCAGCCTTCACCTTTGTGATTTTCACAGTAGCCAGATGGGTCTGTTGTGGTGTTGCGACAGCCGCGAACACGGCAAGCCTTTGGTGTGCGCGGTGGCATATTCACTCCCCAAAAACGTATAGCATTATCGCAGACACTCAATGAATGCCTGCTGTAATGCCGCTAATCGTCGAGTTGCAATACACCGTGCTCAAGTGACTCTGAGTAGGCGATCAGCCCTGTGTATTCAGGGATAACCTCGCCATCATCCGCTTCGAATTCCGGGATTGTCCCAGTGGTGATGGTGTATTGGGGCTGGCCATCTTCTTTTGCGAAGGCTGCCAGGTCTTCAATCTGCTTAGCTGTAAGAACTACTGTCATGCTCATTCCTCAGTTGTTAAAAAGCCCCACTATTGCGAAGCCCGTGATTGTTCAATTTCCCTGATGCCGGCCTTGTCGATGTTGCACTGCCCCAGCGCCGACAGCAGGCTCACATTCAGATCCAGACTGGCCCCGTAGGTTAGCGGGTCTGGAATATATGGCTGCGGGGTTTCAGCGGTCAGGTTGGACGGAACTGGTTGCTGCGGCACTGGTACGTACACTGTCCGCGTATTGCCGCAACCGGTCAGCAACTGCAGCAGGCACAGCCCGATGAGCGCAATCATCATTCGCAACAGCCACTTTGATATCTTCCTGGGTTCTCTGTGACTCCAGTGCGATCTGGTTTTTTGCATGCTGGTTAGCTCCCAGAATCATATTGGTGATGGCAACGGTTTTCAGTACGTTATCCATTACAGCGCGGTTGCTGTCGTTCGCATCCTGTAGCGTGTTCAGGCTGGCACTAATGCGAGTGTTTTCGTTCCAGAGCCAGGAGAAGATAACCAGCGCACCGATAGTCAGCCACCAACGCCAGTGCGCTTTCATCAGCTCAAAGGCTGTAGTAAAGGCCGTCATGCTTCGCTCACAGAACGCGATCCAGTCATGATCGGGAGCAGGCGCGTATCCTTCGGCTCATTGACCGGCCAGCGATAGCCACTGACCCGAGTGCGCGAGAAGACTCTGATATTGATGGCATCGGACTGATTACCACCCAATACCATCAGGTCACCATTTTGCTGCTGTCCGACCACAAATCCGACATGGCCGCCGCCGTCTCGTGTGAATACAACAATGCAGCCGTAAGCAGGCTCCTGAAGTTCGACGCCCCAGGACAGGTAGGATTTAGCAGACTCGAACCGGGTTGATTTAATTCCAACTCTTTCAAGCATGGATCCGACATAGGCTGCACACCACGGCGTTTCATCATCCTTAATCCCTCCACGCTTAATGTCTTTCCAGAACTGGATAATTAACGGGTTATGACGCGGACCTTTTATTTCCAGTTGCCCAATATATTTTCTTGCCTCAGTAAGCCACCGTGGATCATTTGGCATCGCTTCCTCCGAACCTGACGTTAAATACTCGCGTTGCCACAGTTCGTACCTGTTCAACGCCAACGAAACCCAGCGCGCCACCGATAGCGATGGAAAGAGACTGCGGAAGGCTGAAATACTCGAGTGCGGAAACAGCCGTCAGCGTCATGGCGCCACACATCAAACCTTCCAACACCATCTTTTTCCAGCCGCCGCCGCCATACGCAATCCGCAGTACAGCCATCGCTACCGATAAAAGAACTGCGCCCATTGGCGTATCACCGCGCCACCAGCTATGAAGTAACTCAATTAACTCCGTCCAGGAGTGAGGGTCGTTGTGCATTTTCATGGTCTCTCACCTCCGACTTTTCGGATGGCGCTGTGTGTGATGAAAAGGTCAGGCTTCACGGGCTGGATTTATCAACAATATGTATCGTGGATGATTCCCGTGAGCCTGAATCAGAACGGGCTCTGCGCAAGCGCCTGTCAGATTGGGTTGTGAGCCGTCCGTCAGTGAGCCCTGAATATGAAAAAGCCCCGCTTGGTTGCGAGGCCTTGTTTTCTTTTGGTGGGGGTTTGCAGATCGACGATGTGACAGGGGAACTAACGCAATACTTCTCGCGAATTTACCTGTCATATCGCCGGAAACAAAAAACCCGCTCGGTGGCGGGTTTCTTAACTCTGAACATACAATGCCCATCGTTAATGTCAAATATACACAAAAACGGCAACATTGCAAACATCATGACGCTAAATTACGCGATATTTATCACATCTTCACTTTTCGTTACTCTGTTCAATTGAGAGTTCGAATAACTCTCCTCCTGGAAGCATTTGGTCACCAGCATTTCATAGAATGGTTTCCAGCTATAACGCCACGTTCGGTCGGGCAGACTGGGCAACTCCGAAAAAACACCGCGATAGGCAACCGATGATTTTGGTCGGCTGTACCCCCGCCCTTCGCAGCGCTTACATTCTTTGTAAACAGGTACGCCCTGCAGTTCTGTCGCTTTACGGTCAATCCTCTTACCTGTGCCGCCGCACTGGCATCGCTTACTTAACTTTCCGGAGCCATGGCAGCGGGGACATAACGTTTGATCAGTGTCAGTTACATCGCGCTTTACCTCAAAGTCAGATGGTGACTGTCTCAGGTCTTTTGCCCATTGTGGCAATCGCATTGTGTAATGGCTTTTAATCACAGTTTTAGTGGTTGTAATCAACCCTTTACCACTACATTTTGGGCATGCCACGCTATCAGCTGCTGATGAGGAATAATCGTTATAGGCAAACCGGGCAAGGATACGCATGCAGAGGGGAAACTTTTTCCCTGATGCTTTGCGAATGGCCATGGGCGCATGCTCTTTCGCGTACTCAGTTAGCCAGGTTATTGACGCCTCTCTGTCCTGGCTGCTGATACCAGCTTTACCTAAAAACATTGCCAGCCCGATCCCCGCATCGGCCTGAGTCATCCCCAATGCAGCCATTACATCAGTCACCGTCAGTTGTTCACTGGTTGTCGCTCTGCTGGTATCTGATATGTACATTCCTTTAGGCGCAAAAAATTTTAAAACATTGTCCAGATTCATACGGTCTCCATACTTCTTAAGCTTTCGCAATTACGCCGATCGCCAGCGCCCGATCCATAAAACGCAGTAGCAGCTCAAGCTGCGTACCATGCTTCTGCTCGAATGCTGGTACATCGGCGTGTAACTCGTCGTGGCACTCTCTGCACAGAGGGATCACGAAGAGGTCATGGGCTTTTGTTGCTGTACCACCCATACCGTGCCCTACGATATGGTGCGGATCATCTGCTGGCCGTCGGCAACACTCACAGGGTTGTGTTTTTACCCAGCGGGTGTAAGTCTCATTTATCCAGCGCCGTCGCTTTGGCCTGAGCATGAAAGATTCTGGAGATTCCGGATCAACAGAGAGCGTGAGGATCTTCTTCGCCTTCTCCTGCACGAGGCTGGTTGCAGAAGCGGAAGGCACAATGTCGCTTTCCCTCATGACCGAGCGGATCTTCTCATCCGGAAGGCGTAGCCCCTTGTGCGCAACGCTTTCCGGAATAACATCAGCCAGGTCGTTTCTGACCATCCACCAGCACAGTTCCGGAAGCGTCAGGATATGCGACTCGGGAAAACCAGAATCACGCAGAATGACTTCCAGAATCCAGGATACCAGGTTTCCTGCCGCTATACCTGCAAGCTGTTCGGTATGCTGCCCCGACAAAGTGTGATCGCAATGCCAGCACAGGCGAATACTTCCTGGTGGGTGCCGCATTGTTGTGAAGTTCTTGTCGTGCCACGTTGAATGTGGCCACTGGCATTCAAACCGATTACTCAACCATTGCTCAAGGGAAGGAAGCCCGCCGGCACGCTGAATAACCCGTTCATTCCCGAAGACCTGCCGCATTACCGGATCATCAGCCAGCGGCTGAATGGCGGCGGGAACAGCTCCTGTACTGAATGACGCCATTTCTTCTGGTTCAGGCTCGAGCAGAACGCGACCGCGCATAAAGAGGTGCATCAGTTCCGCGCCGGGACGAAACAACACAATCCCCATGCGATGGGCGACTTCAGGAGTTAACAAAGCCCTCACGCCGCCTGCCCCCCTGCAATATGTTCAGCCCACAAGCCACCAATCCAGCGTACTCCCTTGGCAGTGAAACGCGTCTGGCTGAATGCGTGATTGGATGTGCTTGATGTTCCGGTCTTAACTTCAAATCTTCCCGCGGAAATGTGCTGCGCCATGGGGGTAAGTGTGCCGCCGAGGCGATACAGGATATTGCGTTCGATAAGGAACAGACGAAACTCAGTTTCTTTTGCGTTGAGCAATTTGGCTACCTGCCTGAATGACATGGAGCCTTTTGCAGAGCAATAACGATCAACAAACTCCACTTTTGGCGCCGCGGCTGCCAGCTGGATGGTCAGTTGCTCTTTCTGCTCGGCTAAATCAGCAGCCAGGCGAAGCGCTTCCGGCAGTGAGCGAGGAACACTGACACTCTGCCCTTCTTCCAGTTCCTGCCAGCGATCGACGACCGCGGCGGTAAATTCAGGAGACAATCTGGCAACAATCACCAGAGAGTCGCGTTTGTTAAACCGATACTCCTGGTACACATTACCGTTATGCTCAAAATCGAACTGCGCCAACGGCGCGGTTAAAATTCCCGCAGCAACAAGACGCTCAGCCGAGCGTTTCACGTCACTGTGTTTACTCTGAACCAGATCCGCAATATCACGGCTGGACATTGTTACTACACCATTCACACTTAACTGGCTCATACTTTTCTCCATATCAGGCGGCTGCACCCGCCGGTTCATATCTGCTGATCGTTACCTCTACCCGACCTTTCGGCACAACGGGTCCCCATTCCACCAGCATGCGCTTAATCTGGCTGTCGTCTTCCCAGACACCCGCATGCGTCAGCGCGTCAAACAGGGCTTTGTTGTAATTATCGATATCCCGGCGGCGCGCATCCGGCGGGTACAGAGTGATTTCTACCGCAGCCAGTTCAGTCGATGGCTTCGGGAGACGTCGTAATTGCTCAATGATCGCCACGCAGGCAGCGCTCTGGTATTTACGACCATCAGCGCTAATGAGGTGACGACCGGCCAGCGGCCCCTTATTAGGGGCGCGCCAGTACGTGTTCACGCTTGGAGGGAACGGGAGCACAAGTTTCATGCCACCTCCTGTTGTTGCACTGCACACAGTTCCGGAAGATTTGCCTCCACCAGCGCCCTGGCGAATGGTGGTGGTACCGCATTACCGCAGCGGGCTACCTGCTTATCTTTTGCATAGCGATTTCCACGGTAGTCCTGATCAATAACGTATCCATCCGGGAAGCCCTGCGCTTTGTAGAGTTCATGCGGCTGCAACATGCGCATTCCGATATCAACGATCTGGTATTTAACCCCATCGATCGTTACCAGCCATTCATCGTCACTTTCCCCGCAATACGTCTCAAGAAATGTGCGTACCTCACCCACGTGTTGGCCACCAGCGGTGATTGTTGGCATGGGCACATCAAGGCGTTGCCCGTCGCGGCATGTTCCACGCAGTTTCACCAGGTGAGAGGCAACTACTGCATGATGGTCGACAGTGGTCACTGAGTGCGCGGGCTCATCCATACTGACACCCGGCCCCGTATAGTTACCGCCGTAGTGTTTTGCCAGGAACGCGCTCACCGTCGCGAATTTATTTCCACCTGCAGTAACGGTCCCCAGCGGGTTATCCAGCCGCAGCACACGCGGTTCTTGTCCAGGTCGTTCGCCATAACCCATCTGGATCAGCGTAGGCGTTACCAGTTGAGATTTACCGCCACCGCCAGCGGTGATGGTTGCGCTCGGTTCGTCTGCCCGATGGCCGACGCTGGCCCCAAACTGACGGGCTATCACTGGCGCAACAAGACAGGCGCGGGATTGCTTCAGAATGGTGTGAGCCGGTTTATCGAGAGGGCGCGGTTTAGCCTGGTATTCACTCCCACCATTACCCGCCAGAAATGGTGTCAATGCAGCCTCAACTATCCCGAGTGCATGCCCGTTCCCGCCCGGGCGTTTTGACGTTCCCGCAGTTACCGTCGGGACAGGTTCGGTAACGGGCTGCCCGGTTGCGCCAGTGCGGAATTTTGTCAGGTGTGGAACGGCTAACGCGTAGCCGAGTTTTTTAGTAATGGTCTGTAATGGCTCATGCAGCGACTGTCCGCGAAAAGCGTCATACGCATTTTTAGAGCTCGTGTGATTGCATTTCACGATGAACGGCGACGCACTGTCGATAACAAAGCGCTGTATGCCGCGCGCGATCCGCTTCAAAGTGTTCTCCGCCAGCGGTTTTTTGCGGTCGAAGATGGAAAGTGCTGGAACATTCCAGTCGATACATTCCGCCGCGGTACGCCATGGCATCAGCCTGCCGCTCTGCACCTCCAGAGACTTGGGATCCCCATGGGTTACAATAGGCCACTGAATAGGACAACCATCACAGCGCATAACCATGAAGAAGCGTTTGCGGATCGTCGGCGCGCCGTAATCACACGCGCGAAGTTCGCGATAATCAACATCATATCCAAGCCCTTCCACCAGCTGTTTGGCCTGCGTGCTGCCAGGATCAATAGCAAGAAATTCGCAGACCTCTGCCAGTGCCGGGTGATCAGCAGGAATGCCAGTGGACAGCATGCCAACAAATGCCTCAAATGTTTCACCAGCTCGTGCCGGGTCCGGACGCTGCGCATCATAAGGTGGGATAACTGGGCCAACAAATGTAGCCAAATCATCCCCCACCAGATTTGGATTTTGTGGCTCAGCTGGTAATAACGGTCCCCACGTTTTGAATTCTTCTACGTTCTCCAGCATCATCACGCGCGGTCGCTTCGCCAGTGCCCAACGCAGAACGATCCAGGCCAGACCGCGTATCTCTTTTTTCACAGGCTTTGCGCCTTTGGCCTTTGAGAAGTGTCGGCAGTCCGGGCTAAACCATGCCAGGCCAACAGGATTGCCGCCGGTGGCGGCTACCGGATCCACGTCAAATACGGATTCACAATAATGCAGTGTGTCCGGGTGGTTCGTCTTGTGCATCGCAATGGCGTTTTCGTCGTGGTTGATCGCAATATCCACGCTGCGCCCGATTGCCAGTTCAATACCCGTTGATGCGCCACCGCCACCAGCAAAGTTATCAACGATAATCTCACGCATGGGTTACCCCCTGCATGCTGCCGACAAGACCACGCGCAATTGTGATAATTTCGCTGGTGGCCGTTCGTTCCAGCCAGAGTTGATTTATGTTGGCTTTCAGCTTGTTCTGCTGAGCCTCACTCAATACATCAACGCCTTCCACCTGGTTAAACACCAGACCAACCTCGAGAGGCCAGATTCGTGACTCAGTTTCCGGTGTTGCTGCTGGTTCCCTGGCTGCCTGCATTGCAATTGTTTGCTCTTTACCAACGGTGAATTGAGCCAAAGCCATAAACGCCCGCCCTTTTTCCTCCAGTTCTGTGCGGTTGATATAACTGAACCGCTCACCCCGCCACGACTTATCGAATACAGCTATGGCACCGGCAAAAAACGCGCTGGTGGGCTTCTGTTTTTCGTCAGCAGGTATAAACCACACAGGCAGATCGAACCCAATGCGCCCACGGATGAATACGATGTGATCGGCATCTTCCGGCCACCACGTTTCGCTCGGCGCAGCTTTTATCAGGAATACATAACGCCCGCCCTTTTCGCGCTGGGCTGCTGCGTAGTTCATGATGTGCGTCATGCCGGTGATCGCCTGTTTCTCGTGGTACTGCGAACGGCTATACGGTGGGTTGCCATAACCAGCGCCGCCCAGTTCTGCAAGACGTTCAGACCAGTCCTGAGTCAGCGCGTTATCTTCGGCGGTGTACCATGCCGGGCACTTCGCATTGTCGTCGTCAGCAAACAGATCCAGAACTAATGGACCAAATAGCGCGTTGATACCCCAGAAAAGCAGATCCGGTGTTCGCCACTGATCGCCAACTTCTTTCAATTCGTGGGCTGGTTGGCTACGTAGTGCCGCCAGCGCCTGGCAATATTTGTTTAACGTCATCCTCTGAACCCCTCTGGAATCGTTGTATCAACCGGACCAAAAGCCATCACATCGCGCTTTTTCGCCCCCCAGTCAGCGCGTTTAGGCCGTCCCTTCTGCTCCCAGCGGGTAGCGCTTTGCAGATAGCTCTCGAATTTCTTCGGGCCGAACAGCGTTTCCGGACGCATGTACTGGTACTGCTCGTCGTTCTCGTGCCAGTGTTCATGCTTCAGGTCGATAACAAGTTGCAGGTCTGCAACGCTGTACCCCTCACGCAGTCGGGCACGAATGTTCTCCAGGGATGTTTTTGATTTCTGATACCGGGATCCGCTGATCTGATTCAAATGGGACAGAACTAAAATCGCCTGGTCAGTAATCACGACTTCAGGGTCTGGTTGCGCCGCAACCGGACAAGAGGGTTTTGAAGTTACTTGTGGATCTTGTGTTGATTTTACTGACGGATCCCCGCCAGATTCTGACGGGTCAAAACCGCCTTTTTTGCCAGATTTCGACGGGTCAGTTTTTGAGGCGTCAAAATTTGATGCGTCAGATTTTGACGTGTCAGAATCTGACAGTTGAGAAAATGCGGCAGCCTGAAGTTTCGCCACATTCAGGCGGTACACGTTCGACGCATTACGGTTACCATTACGGCGCTGTGTACGCGTGAGCCAGCCATCTTTTTCAAGCTTTGCGATTGCCGTTCTGATAGTGCTCGGCCCTGCGCCAAGCTGGCGAGCAATAGTTTCAATTGACGGCCAGCACACGCCCTCATCGCTGCTGAAATCAGCAAGACGAGCCATGATCGCGACACTAGACAACTTCATGCCCGACGCCGCGCAACCATCCCATACGTAGCCGGTTAATTTAGTGCTCATGATCGTCCGTTATCTCCCTGAACTTTTGCCTGAAATGCTCAAGTGGGCTGAAGCATTCGTGTGGATAGCCATCGCGCAGGTAGATAACGCGCCGTGTTTCTGGCTCCCAGCGGATAACACGGACTGGCACTCCGCGGTGGTCTTTGAACCTTCGGTTAAGTTCACGCACAGGCGTTTTGCCCTCCGGTTGTAGACCCCCACAATTGAAACCGCCCTACTGTGGTTACACGGAACCCAGCGGTTTGATAATCTGCGTTCATACCGAAACAACGGAGTACCCGAAACCGGGATCATCCTTAGTTGCGGTAGACGGTTAAAAGCCGTTAAACTGCTCATGCGGATTATTTCTCCATACTCGAAGAGTTGTTCGCCAAGGCGCCCGGAGCTGCACACTCGCGGGCGTCACTCTTTTCAGCGACACAAAAGACTCGGTAAAGCAGCGCGACATGCTCCTGGAACTTCGCGATAACCTGATAGCTGTTTTCCTCAATCTGAGCGCGCTCATCTGCGTCAATTACCCCATCAGCCGTGGCTTTACGTACAAAATTAGAATGGCGACCAATCCACTCAATGGACTCCATCAGACGCTGGTTGATATCGGCGTTATCCAGATCATCAACATCTGCCAGCGGTACAAATACGCCCTGAGAATGACGTGCAACGGCATCAGCGATATGAGTTGAACCACCAGCACGTTGTAAAACCATTGCCCAGCCCAGTGGGAAGATCTGGTCGCCGTCAACACGAAGGCGGTTAAATAATGCGTTCTCTGTCACACCCAACCATTCCGCAGCCTCGGCATACCCACCAGGCAGATCGGTAATAGTCTTTTTAATCGCGGCCACCAGCCAGGCTGGCTGACGTTCGACTTTCCAAATAGGTTCGTTACCCACGGTTAACCCCTTAATTCTGTGGTTTTAATCACGCAGCCGAGTGGCTACGCTTTTCATAAAGTGATTGGTCAACTTTCAATACACCTTTGGTCAGCGCTTGGATCTCAAAAGCTCGTCCCTTTGGAATAATTTCATCCCATCCCGACACGGACGCATGAGAGATATTCAAAGCCTTAGCGGTTTTCCCTACGCCACCGAAGTAAGAAATAACGTCATTCTTTTTCATTTTTCCCTCTGGAGTTAAGTAATGCAGTGCACTGATAGTAGGATATCTTACATCAAATGGTCAAGCACTCCTACATCAGATAATGGTAGGATTACCTACATGAAAATGAATGATCGAATCCGAAGCAGACGAAAAGAGCTAAAGATGACGCAATCCGTCCTGGCAAAGCTCGTCGGGGTTAATCGCGTCACTATCACCGGTTGGGAATCCGGTGACTACAAACCGGGTGGTGAAAACCTCCAGGCGCTTGCGGCTGCATTGGAAAAGACACCGCAGTGGTTACTGGATGGAAAGGATGATGGAAGTCAGCAGCCACCAACTATTGACCCGGAACAAAGATTCGGAATTAGGTCAGTTCCCGTTCTCACATGGGTACAGGCCGGGGAATGGACGGCCAATTGCGTAGCGATCACAGAGCGGGACATTCATGACTGGGTCTATACTTCGGCTGCCGTTTCTGAAAGTGCATTTGCACTTATTGTTCGCGGCGACTCGATGACCAACCCTACAGGTGCACCAAGTATTCCCGAAGGTTCTATTGTTGTTGTAGAACCTGATTTTGGTGATGCCAGTCAAGCTAATGGTAAAATTGTTATTGCACAGCTTATGGGCAGTGATGAAGCCACTATTAAAAAGTTCGTCATCGATGGGCCGCTGAAATACCTAGTACCTCTTAACCCCAATTACAGGACTTTAGAAGTCAATGGTAACTGCCGATTGGTAGGATTAGTAAGACAAGTAATAATGGATTTATAAGAAAACCGGGAATACCCGGTTTTTTTTCGCCCCTCAATGTAAGTTATCCGACATTTCCACTTGACCTCAAATAGTAAGTTATCCTACATTACTCACATCAACAGCGAACAGGCAGGACGCCAACGAAGTAGCCGCCGGTGGCGTATGAATAATCGGATGATTCGCTGACAGGTGTCTTCGGGAGGGGTAACAGAGACGCGGTCTGATTAACCGCAACTCGTAGTCAAATTCCTATAGCTGGTGGCGATACCCAAGCCAGGAATACCAAAACCAGCAGGAGTGTTAAGGGCAAGGGCTAATCACCCCCTTAGCACCCCGCCCGAAGATACCTACCACCGCGCCTGATGTGGTTAAAAGCAGGCCAAAGCAATAACAAGTAACTCCCTGTTCTGGCGGCCCGGTGTTTTCCCAATTGTCCGGTAACCGCCAGCCTTTTCAGGGTACAACGACGAGAGCATTGACGAGCAAGGCATAAGTGCTGGTTCGATTCCAGACAGTCCCATTCAGTTGGGAGGGTTGGGCAGGGAAAAGGTTCGTTCGATTCGGACACCGGCAGTGCTCTCTTCGTTGTGGTGAAGTGCAACCCTTAGAGGTAACCAGAAGATAAGCATCTGGCGCCACAACCTTATTGCTGAGTGTAGTCTTGGCGGTACCAGGGTCTTCAACCTTATGCAAGGGGGACGAAGATAATGTTCTACCTCGGTACCGCCCTTTTTACGCAACAGAAAAGGGCATCACCGGGCGACGGGCTCATAACCCAATCCACCCGGGCAAAAAGAAAGCGGTCTCTGCAAGCCGCCGACCAATGCAGGTGCCCTTCTCTGTTGTGTATGGAGAAAGTTCGGCGGTGGCAGCCGCCTTAACGAGGGTAAAACCATGAGTAATGACCGCATGACCGTAGTACCAGATTTTCTTGGCGAACTGGATGCCGGCGTGTTCATGAACAAAATCGCGGCAGCACTTAATACCACCGCGCTTGGCGTTCTGAACAACGGCAACAAAGGAAAAGTAGTCCTCACATTTGATTTTGAGCGCATGGGTAATTCCGTTGAAGAGAAGCGCGTCAAGATCAAGCACAAGCTGAACTACAGCACCCCAACGCCGCGTGGTAAAGCCTCCGAGGAGGACACAACCGAAACCCCGATGTGGGTCAACAAAGGCGGGAAGCTCACCATCCTGCAGGAAGATCAGGGCCAGTTGTTCGGGATCACTGGCGCGGTGGATGGAAAGCTTAAAGCGGCTCAGTGATCCGCAACAACAAACTCACTGATACCACTTTGATCATCAGTTAATAAGGAATTTTTATGTCTCAGTTAGACAGCGGTACATTTCAGCAGGTAAAAGACCTGGTCCTTTCTGGCTACCACCTGAATGATATTCATGGCCTGGCTTGCCCGACCGCATTACTGCCAGAGGGTACTGGCATTGAAAGCCTCGAGCGCTTTTCTCTGGAGCGTTTCCGCTTTCGTGGCGCAATGACCACAACCAGTATTGACGACTTCGCACGATATTCTAAAGGCTATGCCAGCGAAAGTGAGCCAGCTCGTTGCTTCATTGACGCTGATAACATGACCGCCCGTTCAGTGTTCAACATCGGCACCCTAGATAATCCCGGTCACGCCGATAACGTTGCTTCAATCACCCTGAAGAAAACCGCTACATTCCGCGCGTTACTGCAGATCGATGGTCAGCGTCTGAAGCAAAAGCAAATCGCTGAATGGCTGGAAGACTGGAGCGATTACCTGCTGGCGTTTGATGCTGATGGCAATACGATGCAGATTTCCCAGGCTGCTCAGGCTGTTCGTCGCATCACTATTCAGCAAGCAACACAGCAGGACCATGAAACTGGTGATTTCGCTGGTAAAAAATCGCTGATGCAAAGCGTTGAAGCAAGCAGCAAAGACGTAATGCCTGTGGCGTTCGAGTTCAAATGTGTGCCGTATGAAGGTCTGGGCGAGCGCCGCTTTAGCCTACGTAACAGCCTGCTGACCAGCGATGAACCCTGCTTTGTTCTGCGCATCGTCCAACTTGAAGCCCAGGAGGAAGCGATCGCCAACGAATTCCGCGATTTGCTGATCAGCAAGTTCGAAGGTGAATCAGTGGAAACTTTCATCGGTAACTTTAAAGCCTAATTGCTCTGCATTAAATCCCCGGCACCACGGGGATTTATTGAAGCGTAATTCCATTAATTATCGCCATCCGGCGAGGGATTCGTGCAACCAAAATCTGCGCGGTGCAGCGCGCCAATATGGAGAAAACCATGAGCTACATTCAGACATTATCCGGTAAAAAATTTAACTACCTGACTGCCACAATCGACGATATCGATGTTGAGGATATCGCGACTGCTCTTTCCAATATCTGTCGATTCGCTGGGCATCTGCCAGAGTTCTACAGCGTGGCCCAGCACTCTGTGCTTGTAAGCCAGATTGTACCGCCAGAGTTCGCCTTTGAAGCGCTGATGCACGACGCTGCGGAGGCATATTGCCAGGATATTCCTGCTCCGCTCAAAGCCCTGTTACCTGACTACCAACGCATGGAAACTTATGTTGATGGTCTTATCCGCTTTAAATTCGGTATCTCACTTGAACAAGCTGCTGTCGTGAAATATGCCGATCTAACCATGTTAGCTACCGAGCGCCGTGATCTGGAAATCGATGACGGTTCGAAGTGGGAAATTCTCGAAGGTATTCCCTGCTCTGATCTCGTTCAGGTTATCCCTCTCCGTCCTGGTCAAGCCTATGGCCTGTTCATGAATCGCTTTAACGAACTGGTGGAGCTGCGCCGATGCGCCGCATGAAGGTAAAAGAACTCGTTGCGGAGGCTTTTGCCTCCGTTGCTGAATTGCCACCAAAGCATGCACCGCTTATGCGCGAAGTCGCCACCAGACTAGAAGCTACGTTCGCAGCATTAAAAGAGTCTCTGGTGCAACTGGAACAGGAACGTAAAGGTAAAACGCCATGACCGTATTTGAATATCTCCAGGCTCATCCGAATACCACCAGCGGTGAAATCGCCAAAGGTATGAACAAAAAGACACCCGCGGTCGCTGGCGCATTATCGCAACTCTATGGCACCGGCCGGATCGTGAAGTCTGGTGTTCGCAAGGGAATTCCTACTTACCGTGTTAACGATATGCCGTTTGGGTGCAGTAACAGCTTAACCATGATGTTTAACCAGCTATTAAACACAGCCAGAAAGGGAGCTGCACAATGAGTAAATCTCTGAACGCACGTTGCATCCGTCGCTGGACCGTCGAATTTAAAGGCCGCTGCGACTCGAAACACAGTCCGTACTGGCGTAAGCACCACCTTCGCAGTTACATCCGGGAATGTGCCCTGACTACCGCTGATTGCATGGTAGAGCGTATGGCAGAGGATAATGCGATTGTCGATTTTCAGGGAGCTAATCGAGGATGGTCGCCAGAGTTCTCTGCCTGGTACCACGAACGCCGTGAACAGTATCTCAAAGAGGCGCGCGACTATCTGAACGAAGACGCCACCAATGACGAGATCGACGAGGAAATCCAGAACGAGCTGGAGGCTTGGAATGACTGACAACCCAATAACAGCACTCAACACAGTTCCAGTTTACTACAACCTTGAAAGCGTCTACGACGAGAAAATTAGCCCGTTAATGACACAAATAATCGCTATCTGCAAGGAGCACAACATGCCGATGGTGGCGTCATTCGCTTATGAGAATTGCGAGGAAAAGGGGCGCGGCTGCTGCACTACAACGCTGACATTTGAAGGGCGGCATATCAGAGAGTTCGCAGAGGCCACATCGGTAATTCGCGGTAATCCTCTTTTTTCTGCTTTCACCATTATGTCGGGAGAAAAAGAGCAATGACAGCACTCAACAAACAGTCATACCGCGCTGATGGCGGTGATATTGGAATTGGTCGTCTCAAAGAGATTGCTGATAACGCATATAGCGATGAAGAAAAGCGCTGGCTGGCGCAACGGGTGCTGGGGCTGCTGGATGAGCTGGAAGCAGCAGAGAATTGCATTGCAGAACACCGCAAGGTGCTAAACAGCCTTGCAGCTGTAGCCCGTCGTTACCTGCCTGATTATGACGAACATCCTGAAATTCAGGCCGCTGACGAATTACTTGAGAGCACCGCTGGCTTTGGCGTGAAGGGGGAGTGAGATGGCAGATTTTAGCGCAACAAAACGTAACTCATCGCTTCAGGATTGGGGTGAGGCTCTTGAGTGCATGGTGGAGCTGAACGGTAAAAATTTCGATATCACTGAAATGGAAATTGAAGCCGCGTACGAGGCGCAAAAGCGCGTTGATGACTTCTTTTATGAAGAATGGGGTGATTGATATGACCGTGTTAAGAATCAAATGGGCAGGTTTTTGCCCCAAATGTGACAGTGATGAACTCGACGTGCACACAGATAAAGGCACTCCAGAATTCCTCTATGCTGGCGATGGTGTGGTTTGCTCAGAGTGTGGCGAGAAAGGCGAAATTGATTGCGATGATGACCATGCTTTTGCCGTATGGGATTGGGAGGACTAACCCATGACAACTAACAACCACCCGGCGAACGGTCCTGTATCACTCAATCGCCTGCACCAGATAAGCGAAATACTCAGCAAAGCAGCAGCACAAAGTGACGGCGGTAATCTCGGCTACGCAATGGCTGATGCAGTGAAGGTGATTGATGGGGTTCTGGAGTCGACAGCCCGTGAACAAGTACGCCGTGAACATGCAGCATGGTCACAGGTTACTTTCGGTAATGTCGGCCCAGTTGGTCCGCTAAAGCACTTATCCAAAGAAGCGCTCGAGGCCGCTGCTGAACCAGGCTACCTTAGCGAATGGGCTGACATGCAATTCCTGTTATGGGATGCACAACGTCACGCCGGTATCAGTGACGAGCAGGTTACCCTGGCGATGGTAGAAAAGTTGGCGGTGAACAAGCAGCGCGAATGGCCTGAGCCGAAAGACGGTGAACCGCGGTTGCACATCAAAGAACTGCCAGCGCCGGTGGCGATTAATGGACTGCTTCCTTGCCCATTTTGTGGAGGTAAAGCGCAGCAACTCACTATTGAGCAAGATAACGATCCGCATTTTGGTGGTGATGTTATTACCTGTACTGAATGCGGGGCTTCATCCCATGTTGAATTCGGGTTTAAAGAAAATTTGAAATCAGCATGGAACAGCCGCGCCGCTATGCTTCAGGCTGGCAACTCTCCGGTAACTCCGGATGGTTCGGAGGATACAAAGCGCCTCGACTGGCTTGATGCTCAGAACAAAAGGCTGAATGAGTATTACGGAACGTCTTACGGTTGGAAGTTTGACGCTAATTTCCAGCGCAACGCCATGATGCTCAATGACAGTAATTATCCGGTTATGACTGTTCGTCAGGCTATTGATGAAGCCATCGCAGAAGCGCCGAAACAGGAGAATGTATAACGTGAACAATTTAATGATCGACCTTGAATCCATGGGCAAAAAACCAAATGCCCCTATCGTCTCCATTGGTGCCGTGTTCTTCGATCCGCAAAGCGGTGAACTGGGTCAGGAGTTTTACACCGCCGTTAACCTTGAAAGTGCTATAGAGCAGGGAGCGGTGCCGGATGGTGACACTATTCTGTGGTGGTTAAGACAAAGCTCAGAAGCACGATCAGCAATCTGTGTTGATGATGCGATGCCGATATCGTCTGCCCTATCTGAACTGAGCCATTTCATTAATCGGCATTCTGATAACCCAAAATATTTAAAAGTTTGGGGCAATGGAGCTACTTTCGACAACGTTATATTGCGCGGCGCATATGAGCGCGCCGGCCAGGTTTGCCCGTGGCAATTTTGGAACGATCACGACGTCAGAACCATCGTCACATTAGGCAGAGTTGTGGGTTTCGATCCTAAGCGAGACATGCCATTCGATGGGGTGGCACATAACGCACTGGCCGATGCGCACCATCAGGCAAAATACGTGTCCGCGATCTGGAAGAAGTTGATTCCGGCCACCAGCAGCGATCTGTAATTCCCCTGGGTGCAGCCAGGTTGTATGGAGAACGTCTATGAATACTTTGTTTTTACTTATGGCTGAGTTCAACACGCCTAACATCGAGCTATCAGCTGTATGCCAAAAGTATTTCGGTATGAGCCCTAACACAGCAGAAGCGAAAGCAAATGCCTGCCAGTTGCCTATCCCGACTTATCGTGTAGGAACATCGCAGAAAGCAAAGCGCTGCATCAACATTCAGGATCTTGCTGAGTATATAGACCAGCGACGGGAAGAAGGCAGAATTGAATGGGAAAGGGTTAGAACGAACAAACAGAAAAATAGTTGAGTTCCGCACTGATAAAAAAGAAAAACCCGCCATCTGGCGGGTTTTCAAAAAGCACCAGCTATGATCATGCTGCCTTGCGACGACGAAGCTTACCCTGTTGCTCTTTACCAGAGACAATAGCGTGCGTGAACGCGTTAGGAGCAGCCTTCATCAGAACTTCAACAGCAGCACCCATACCTGCGAATGCTTTCATTGTGTCGAACTTAACCTGTGGCTTGGTTGCTTTTTGATCTTTCATAGAAAACTCCCGAGACGATAAGGGCGCCTCTAACCTCTTAGTTAAAGCTAGCTTGTCCAGCCAACTTGTGCCAATCGGTTCCTCCGATTGGTGACATCGTTTTTGGTAGTGAGAATACATAACGACTGTCCCAGATGTACCTTTAAGGTAATCCGGATGGATATCCTACAATCTGTAGACACTCGGCGTCTACACCTATTGTGCGAATTTCAGAAATGTCTCTTGTAGATTATCTGTGGCTGTAGACATCACGTAGCCACACTTTTCCATGCAAAAACCGAACGACTCATAAAATGGCTGCAACTCTGGAACGGGTTCAATAATCTGAACGACCTCACACTCGACAGCCTTACAAAAAACAAAGGCACTCATTAGTGTGAGCAAAACCATTCGCCCTTTTAGTGGGTGTGATTCATCTTCCCTTGAGAACCTTTCAACAATATGGATCCGAAAGATTTTATCTTCAACCCCATAAACACAAATTGCTGCCCCTGATGGAATACCCTGCACTACTCCTTGCTGAACAAGTTTGATGCAGAATTCATACTTATCATCAGAATTACCATAGGCACTGAGCATATAATCCCACTCAAGCTCGCCATAACCACCACAGAGGATCTTATAATCCTCATCACTGATCGGGCCAACTGCGAGAGGCAACCCCACATGGTCAATAACTAACTGAATGTTGTTACGAACAGATTGACCTATCTCGTCTAAAGTGAGCATTAGAGCCTCTCAAGCGGAACGGCGAAAGACCCCATTATACCTATTCCCGCCATGCAATGCTTTGTAAGAGTTATGTATTAAATTAAAAACATCGGGTTCCCAATAGGACCCCACAAAACACACGACACCGCTATTTCTCTGTATAATCCGTCCCATCGAGCAT